ATGGCAATAGCAAATCTGTTATTGTTATAAGTTTCTAATAACTTTTTTTGAAACTCATAAGGCTCAAATCGTAATCTACCTTTGGTTGGATGTTGGATCCAAACAAAGTTTTCCATAAAATACAAATAGCCAGTTTTTTTATCAGCACATCTTTTGAGATCTAACAATTGTTGTTCGTTATATCTAGATTTTGCATAAGCCGGCTTTGTAAGATTGCCTTCTAATCTTTTTGTTACCATAATTGTATTTATTCTAATTAAAACAGCAGTTAACGATTTTTAAAAAATCTCGAAACATCAAACACCTGTTGCTTGTGTACACACACATTTATAAAGTTTTTGAGATAATCAAAATGCACACTTAAAGTGTCAAATAAATCTTGATCAAGTTGATCTTTGGCCAAATGATAACTGTTTTTGCCAATGTTAGAAAAGTATTCAGACGGTATACCATGTCTGCTTCCGTATTCTGGAAACACACCCACAGTAAATAAACAAGTGTCACCTAAGAGTTTTGCACGATAACCATATGGATTACTCAATCGCATATAACTTTCAATAAATGTATCAGGTGGTAAAAAATCTGGCTTGTCAATATGTGATGCTAACAGCATTACAACATAGGCTTCTATATCAATAGGAAGCTCGTATCCGTGTGTGTCTTGTGTTTCACGAACAATATCATAAAATGCAGAGGTGTAATCATCATGCATCATAATAATATTTACTTGTATGTGTTAAATTTTATATGATGTGTTATATATTTTGCAAGAATTTGTAATTTACAAATGTATTAGAAAAGTTTTTATTACGTCTTCGGTTGATTTCTTGAATAAACTTTCCGGCATCTAATCTGTGTTTGACATAGTCTTTTTCATTTAATTCATTGTCTACAAAATAGTTTCTTAGACGCTGTACATAGTTTAGCTCGTTTGGTTGTGTAGTTGGTTGCTGTGCCACATAGTCAACTATGTCATCAAACTTGTCAATCCATTCTTTAGTTTTTGGTAAATTCAGCACATTTAAAAAAGCCGGACTGTGCAGTATACTAACCCCGTATGTAATGGTGCTATAACGCTGTTTTAAAGCGTATACATCCGCCATAAACTGTTTCATGGAGTCAATGCTTAACATGTTTGCAGTCACCATTATATGCAAGGATATGCCGTTTTTAAGCACCTTTAAACAGGCGTTTAGCCAGTCTTTGTACACTAGGCCTTCTCTGATATATTCTGCTTGTTCTCCATGGCAATCACAGCTGGTATACAACATCACTTCTTTGACACAGTTGTTTTCACGCAAACGTTTTACTGCTATCAATGTGCGATTTAAAATCACAGAACTCACAGCAAGGTTTGTGTTTATTTCCAAACGCAGATCCGGTTGTGGATTTTGTTTTAAATCATCCAACAGTTTGAAAAGATTTTTGTTCAACAACGGTTCACCGCCAGTGACTCTGATTACTTTCAATTGATTTCTAACTTCGGGCCACCATTTCCACCATGCTTCCACATAAGGATTGTGTTCTCTGTTGAGATATGGTGTACGGTCTGTGTCAGCAATCCATTCTAGATTGTTGTATTGATCCGATGTGGGATATGCTCCATGCTGTTTTATTTCACTCCACCACTCACTGCTGAACACCGGGGAACAGTACACACATTTCATGTTGCACACATTACCAAAACTCACTTCTATCTGTGCTGGCACTGTGTCTGTGTCCCATGGCTGTGTTGTCACTTGTTCAAAATAAGGCAGAGCCCAAGTGCTGTTGCTGGATTTTTTGATTCTGTCACTGTAGTGATTGCCCGCAGTGTCTTCCGCTTTCCAACAGTAGTCACATTCTTTGGGACGTTGGCCTGACAACATCAACTTACGCTGTTGTTTTTTGTAGTTGGTGTTGTGTAATGCAGAAGGATTAGATTGTAGTTCTTCCAGTGGCACTTTGTGAGTCTGTGGATGATGACAGCTGTGTGTATGACCGTTTTGCAGATGCACAGTGACCTGTTGCCACTTGGCTAAACACATAGTTGGAGATACAGAATCTAATAGTTGTTTGGTTTTTGACAGCTTGTCCATAATTGATTGTTGTTATTAATTTTAGAAATCAATTACTGACCAGTAACAGTTCGTTCTAGGTCGCCAAATGCCTTAACCGGCTTTGATATAATATCTTGTTTGAATCTATCAAATTTACCTTTAAAGCCTATTCGATTCAATGTGTGAATCATGAACTCACCAATTGCTTCTAATTTTGCAACATCATCAATAGTGTTAACATATTGATCTAGATCAGAAAACGGTGTACCGGTTGGTTGTTGTTCTAATCTTCTTGCTATGTCATTAATTGTTTTTTGCGAATCAGCTGGCTGATTTCTCATTTGTTTGATTACTGCTGTTGTTTTGCTTAACAAACTTGGAGTGACTACTTTTTTAATCTCTTTTTTGACTTGATCAATATCTCCACTCGGTGTTACAAGTTGACCACGATTAGATCTTCCTAATCCAATTGTGAGCACATTGCGTATTGCTTGTTTAAACATTGGATCAGTTACTAACTGCTGAGTTGTTATTCCAATTTTTCTTGCTGTGTCATCAAGATCAAATTTATGATCTTTGTTTTTAATTAGTTCACGAACTACTGTATCTGGTGTTGCTCTTCTAAGTTGACGTTGACTTGTTGAAGAAGATTGACCTTGCGTATTTGGAGCACGTTCACTTAGCTTTTCGTCAGTCTTTTTTTTTTGGTCTTTTTCAGACTCAACAAACTCTTTGTATTCTTTCATCAATTCCTGATAGCGTTGTTCTTGTTCTTCAATTGACTCTTTAGTTTGTGTGTCTTCATCAGCAAGACCATTATCGCCGTGTCTGGCTGGTACATACTTAAACTTTTTAGATTTTTTTACTGAAGTAGTAAAATCATCTTGTTTAAAATGCCCTGGTCCTGTGTGTACCATTTCTTCATTGTCTTCCATCATTGATACCTCTGCGTCTATTTCATCGTGTTGTAATGCTTTTTGAACTTCGTCTGCTGTTGCAGTTGTCATAACAGCAACCATGTCTCTTCTAAATTCGTTTTGATCAACCACTGCTTCAATACCAGCTTGGTCTAGTGCATATTCAATTGAGGGTGCAATTGATCTGTCATCGTCTAAATCAAACTGACCCAAGTCATCAACTGTGACAAAATACTTCTGCTTTTGAGCTTCCATTACCATGTTATCTGTTGTCCTTGGTTAGTGGTGATTTTGCAGATTCGCTTTCTTTAGGCTGGCTAGTATCTGCTGTTTTTTCTTTGCTTTTGACACTCAAAGGACCTTCAACTTCAACTTGAGCTCTGTCTGGGTCTTTGTCTTTATTGTCTGCTAGTGTTTTTAAAAAATTCTCTTTGTGTTTTTCACCAAATGTTTCATCGCCTTCAACTTTGCTTTCTTCTTCAGTGTAGTCTTGGCCAACTTTTGGTTCGTAGTCAGCAGGATCAGATTGTTGTCTGTCAAACTCTGCTTGATTTTCTGCTTCTAATGGATCGTTTTCACTTTTGACCACAATATAATCATAAGGAATACCAATTTTATCAGAAAGATTTCTACGTAATATTTCAGCAGAGTAAGGCATTCTTACAACTGCATCAATAATAAAAACTTCTGTATTTCTAATTTTTGTTCCAAAATCTAGTGGATGTTCCTGCATAATAGTTTTCTGTGGATTGCCAACGCTGACCACATCGTATCTTTGCAGTTCTGATTCAATTGTATCAGCAATTTTATCACTGACTTCGCCAGCAATTTTAATTCTCATTGGAATTTCTTTGACTGCTTCGGCTAGATATTGTTTTAATGTCTTCATATTGTTATTTATCTCCTTGATCCTGTTTTTTATCGTTTTCATTGACTTTATCCAACAGTTGATCCAGTAATTTGTTGCGATCACCTACCACATAGCCTTCGCCTTCAATAACATCGTCATGTCTAGGATCACGTCTATCCCATTGATCTACACGCTGTTTTTTTAGTTGTAGCTCAATCATACGCAGTTTTTTGTCTGCTTTGGCATTTTTGGCTTCAATTGCATTTTTCATCATAGTTTGTGCTACTTCAAAAAACTTGCCGGCATGTCTGGCTTCAGAATTCATACCCAAATCCATTAGTTCTCTGAAACTTTTCATAGCATCTGTGGCATATTCATCCATGTCAATGTCATGTGACTCAAGATCTTTGACCTGAGGCAATGCTTTGTCAATTTTTTCAGCAGTTGTTAATGCTTTTTTGATAAGATCTTCATCTTCAACTTCTGGTTCTTGTGTGGCTTCTTCAATTGCTTCATACTCAGACAACGGTGTTGACAGAGTATTTTCTTCAATGTGCTCGTGTATTTTTTGTTGCTCTAATGCTTCTTCCATACTAGGCAGATCAAATTCTTTTTCAAGTTTTTTAGTCATAGTTACTTTATAGCATAAATTGAGTCTTCATTCAAGACCCTAAATCGCATTCCTTTTCTTTTTGTCCATTCTGCGGCCGCTTTCCATTTGGCTCTGTTTACTACTACTCTGGCTTTGTCGTGTGGATTTTTGGCTTTTTCAATAATTGTTTGACTTTTTGGTTTTATTTCAACAAGTTCAACAATTTTCTTTCCAGATTTTGTAACATACATCATCATAAAGTCTGGAACATAGTGTGTGTAGTCTCCGTTGAAAGGATTTCTGTAAGGTATTTTCACAGGCTCACTGGCCCAGCTCAAAATATTAGGATGATTGTCACACATTCTCATAAAAGTCAACTCCCAACCAGAGCGATATCTTGGCTTGCGATTGCCAACATATTTTTCCGGGTGCTTGGGCTCATAAAAGCCTTGATGAAACTTTGCCATACTATTATTTACTTGATAATCTGTCTAGCTATCTGTTTCTTAGGTGTTTGCTTCACACGTAGACCAATTTGACTAGTTCCTGGTCTATAGTTATTCAACAGTTGCACACCCAATGGACTAAGCTCAAGATTGTTTTTGGTTCCAGTAAACAGTTCTTGATAATTTATTCCAAATTTCTGTATTGCATCTAATACCAACAGAGTATAAGCAGTGACAAGATTTTTGTTTGCCACATGTTTTTCAAAAATACCTTTTATGATTTGATACTTTGGACCATTAAGTGATTCACGTGACACACTGGTTACATTTTCTAAAACAGCAGATGCCGGATCAATGGTACTACCAATTTGACCATTTGAAAAACTGTTTGTTATATCACCAAGCTGTTTGATAACTTGCTGTATTGCACCTGTTCCTGCTACTAGTTGTGTGCTTGATCTTTCTGCCATTGTTTTACCTCGCATCATTCTGATCAACAAATTGATTTTTCAAACTGTTGTATTCAGACATTGGTACTTCTTGAATATTTCCTGATGAATCTTTTATTTGTCCAACTGGTGTTCTACCACCTGACATTTTGACTCCAACAAAACTATCTTGATTTAAATCGCCATAGCTTGATGATATTGAAGTCTGGTAACCATCTCCACCTTTGTTGTTTAGTATGCTGTTGTTTTCTCTTGAAAACGGATGTTTTCTATCTTGTAATTCACTGTCAATCACTCTGATTCTATTCTCATGAGAGTTATATGATTTGTTCATTATGTCTGCTTGTTGTTCTTTTTGTGCTGGGGTTAGATTTTCATAACGTTCTTTGAGAGCATTTTGTTCATCTACATGCACTTGCCTTGCATCTAACAATGTGTCATCAGACATTGGTTCATAGAATTCTTCTAGCTTGTTGACAGCTGACTGATCAGGATTTGCTGTGTACAGTGATGCTGATTCTGATTCTGACAGTGTAACCTTTTTACTAGTCGATGTGTTTGAAGTGCTAGACACCGATGATTTAGATGTGGAATTGTTTTCAGATGTGCTTTTTGCTACTGTTTTTTCTTCTGGAGAACCTTTGATTTCGTAGTTAGAGCTTTTAGCTTCTGCAGGAGGATCAATTTCTCCGTTGATAACTTTGTTTCTGTATTTTTTATCAGCCGCGGCTACTAAACCTTCTTGAATTCTGGCTTCTGTTTTAGGATTTTCATTTGGTGTTCGTGGTTGTCCGTTTGGTAAAGTGTTTAAGTCGTTGTAAATTTCTTGATACTCTGGTGTGTCTCTTGCTTCACTCATTTTTAAACCCACTACATTAGAATTACCGGTATTAGTAACTTCTTTTTTAATAGGACTATCGTTGGAACCAGGTGCAACTGATGTATTTGAATTTTGTGTAACTGTGTTAGGCGGTGTTGGCACGTCTGGTTCTAATTTAGTTTCTGGTGGTTCTGGTAATTCATTTACCACAGGCGGTGCAGTGTCGTGTAAGCCTTGAGCTGATTCTTCAAACAGTCTAGGTAAATCATATTCTGCTTGTGCAAGTGGTACGTTTACTTCTTCAAATAATAAGTTTTCATAATTAAAACTCAAACTCACATTGACCAATTGACTGGATGAAAAATCAAATGTATCCATATCAAATCTCTGCAACCTTGGATGGACCATTCTGGTTTTGCTGTACCTGCCTCCAGCAATCTGATATAAATCAATACTTTTAATTAATCTGTGTCTTTGTGGATCATGACTTCTCATTCCGTATTCATGTGTTTGGCGGAATTGGCCATCATCAATTAAAACACTTTGTTCATAATTGACATCTTCATTTGACTCTTTGTACAGTCTAGCATTTTGAAACTCAAATTCATACAGTGTTTTTGCAAACTTAAGAGCCATACCGTCATGTGTGTCATACATTCTCACATTAACTGGTGAAAATGTGACTTTTCTATTGATTACTCGTTTGCGATTGTACTGATTAAAAACATCTTGATCAGTTTCTAGTTTAGGTGATTCAACTTGATTACAGAGAAAATGCAATCTATCTCTATATGCAATTAAATATTTGACTCTTTCAGATAAAAAATTATCAACTACATCAGTATACAAATTGTATACCAATACAAACTGAAACTGTAATCTGTGTGTTCTTTGGAAACTAGGACCGCTCGTATAAACTTGAGCGGCCCTGTTAATTGGTTTGAGAAAGATATCTGTTGCCATAGTAATACTTATCCATGTTTTCTACAAGTATTCTACAACACCAAATTATACAATGTCGTATAATATTAGTTTACGTTGTCGCCAGCGAGACCGGTTACGCCACCAACTGGAAATAATCCATTTTCGTGAATAGCGTTATCATACTTGATTGTTAAAAGCACTTGAACAGGCTCTGATGTTGAATAATCAGTGTCTGAATAATCAACATTCTGCAAGAAACAACCTTCTAATGACCAAGTTTCAATCTGACTATCGTCATCACCATTTAAAATATCAATAGTTGTATTGAACTTGTAATTAGAACCTGTGTTGCTTGATGTTTGTTCAAAGTGGTTCATCTGTTTCTGTACTTGCTGACCTACAAGACCTGATACTTGGTTTGAAATGTCATCTCTTAGTGTGAGCTGAATTGCTTCCCAAGTGTGCTTGCCTTGAATGTAAGCAACAGAATTGTATGAATGAATCGGCACTTCTTCGTGTGACACTTTTGGTCTTGTCACTGACATCACGTTTCTTGTTAACTCAATAACTTGTGCGCCAATTGGACCAAAGTTTGTAAACTCGACTCTAAATCTGTATTTTAATTTAGGTTGTAAAATACCAAAACGAGCGCCATTTACTGGTACACCAAATTTATTTGTGGTAATTGCCATTTTATCTGCTCCTTATAAATTTATTTACACCTTTGTCAAATATTCTGTTGTATAAAATATTTTTTAAAGGTAAAATAAAGGGATAGAAACTACCCCTTTATTTTGATAATATTAACCAGCTAAGTCCTCACCTGTGTTTTTGATACGTACCGGAATGTAGATAAACTCAATTGCTTTTACTGGTTGTATAGCAATGTCTATGTACAATTCGTTTCTATCAATTCTAGCAGGTGTGTTGTTTGAATCATCACAAACAACTAAGAAGTCGTACAGTGCTCTCTGAGACACTAAACCAGACATAAATCTGTTAAATGTGTCAGTGACCTGTCTTCTTGTTGTTTCGTCATTTGGTTCAAACAAGAACGGTTTTGCTAGTAGATCCAATTGGTATCTTAGATACACAACTAATCTTGATACATTTACTCTGTCCATTGCTGTTGCAGTTGGTGAAAGTGTTTTTTGACCAAATACTACCAAGCCTCTGTTTGGAATAAATGCAATTGGGTTGATTTTGTTTGCGTACAGTGTGTCTCTTTGACCTTCAGACAGTGTTACTGGCTGATATTCTTCTTCAGAGTTAATGAAACCTACTGAAGTTGAATTGTCAACTAAACCTCTTGTATAACCTGCCGGTGCAAACCATGGAAATGCAACTGAGTCATTGTAAGCCAATGTTCTTAGAGCAATGTGTGAAGGTGGTACTACCACTTCATTACCGTCTAAGTTAGTTGCAAAGCCTGATGGATAATACACAGCCGCATATGGTGATGCTGTAATCAAACCATCTTCACCGTTTGAAGCGGCATTGTTGGCATTAGTTGCCCAGTTTTGAACTGACGTTCCATCTGGTGCTAATCTAAAAGGTGTGTCAGCAACAACAAATGCTGTTTGCTTTCTATCTGTACTTAAACTTACTAGTTCGTCAAGCAGTTCAGGATAACCTGGTGCTGACAGCAAGTTAAAGAATCTAGATTCTGCTCTGATATCATCATTGTCAACTAGTGCTGATTGCATTGCTGAAACAACAACTCTTCTCTGAGCGGCTCTGCCCATGTAAGGTGAACCATCTTCTTTTAGACCTGATTCTGTTACCCAAATGTCTCCGTTGTTTGTACCATCAAATGTGTAGTTGGTTACAAACTTTTTCACATTGTAACCTGAAAGTCTTGTGTTAAACAACAAGATGTTTTCTGGATACACTGCTGGATCTGGAGCGTCTGAATGGAAGTTGCTGTAAGCTGAACCCCAGTCTTGTGCATCTTCATCTGCACCTGCTGGGTTACCTACTGCATCTGCAAACACAACACCATCTGCTGTGCTTTGATCAGTGTTGTCTAATAAGTTCCATTCTGAGTCACTGTTGTTCCATTTGTAGATTTTTGGATAAACATCTAATTCATTTGAATCAATCCAAAGATCGCCATCTTCTAGTGCAGTACCATCTGATTGTGCAGTTGGCTCTTCAGATACAATCTGTAGATCTTTAATACCGCCTGACACAACTGAGTTAGCATCAAACCTGTCTTTTGAGTTTGCGTATGCTAACCATTTCATAGTACCACCATCATTAGTAGCAATATAGATATCAGCATCTTGACTTGAGCTGTACCAAAGTGTGCCATTTACTGGATCTTTAGTAGGTGCTGTTGCTGATGCTTCATATGAAAGATCGCTCCATAATGATTTGTGATAGTATGCTGTTGAACCTGTTGATTTGTTATCAGTAAATCCTAAGTCAGAAGTAGTTACACCTGAACCGTCTTGAATGTAAATTTCTTTACCGCCAGTTCTTGTGATTTTTAAATACTGTCTTGTTGCTGATCTATAATCAATAGATGCTGTGATACCTGCGGCCGCATGTGTCTGGCCGGCACCAAATTCACTGTTAATTGCTGTAACAATGTTTTCAAGATTTGATGATGAAAGCGTAATTGCCTGACCATTAAGTTTGAAAGTACCTGTTAAACTTGCGGCATGTAGTGATGATGCATCACCAGTAGCCACAGTTGAAGTACCAGCTCCTCTGATTTTCAAACTATATTGAATTTCAGGAGTTGTTTCACGTTGTGTTTTTGAATATGATGTAGCTTCAATTGTTGCTGATGCTGATACAAAGTTATTGGCAATATAATTTGCATAATCTTCGTCGCCATCATCATCGAACTGTACATAAACATCATTTTGTGTTAATGCGGCGCCTTCAACTGCTGTTGCGGCATCATCGTTAACATACATATTTGATGTTTTAGTTTCCCATGCACCTGTTGATGAGTTGTAAACTTTAACTACAATACTAGCACCTTGACCTGCTGGTGTAGACTTTAACCAGATGTCATTGTCAGCCACTGTTGGTGCTGTACCTGTACCTGGCTGAATGTAAACATTAGCATTTGATTTTGCTGTTGACCATGAGTCTGAACCTACTGCGTCCCATGTTGATGATGCTGTTTTTTCATACACAATAACTGGATCAACTGAAGTAACTGCAACAAAATCTCCTGTTGCACCATATGTTGCTTTAGGTTTGTTGTTGGTTCCTACGTTACTACTTGCGGCAGAACTTGGTGTGTCTGCTAATACTGTTGGTGTTATTTTATCCCAAGTGCCTGCTGATGCATTACCTTGAAATAGACCAAAGTCTGTATTTTGTACATCTAACCAATATGTTCCGTTGTTTGGTGTTAGTTGTGGAGCTGTTGATGAAGCTTCTAGTTGATCTAAATCAACATCTGCTCTTACAACATATGCTCTGTTTGAAATTCCTAAATATGAATAAGTTGATAGCAAACCGTATTCATTTCTCTCGTCGCCATGTATCTGTGTACCTGCTACTGATTTAAATGAAGGTTCGCCAAAAGTTGTAACCAGTTCACGTTGTGATGTTACCAAAAATGGTTTTCCAGCGTTTGCAGAAGTTGTACCTACTGCTACTGCGTCAGTGCTTGGATCTGTTTTGTCTTGTGCTGTTGCAACAACTACAAGAGGAACAGTGCCTTGACCGGCTGGAGCATACATTGATTCATCAGTTACGCTAACTGATACACCTGGTGATGTTAGTGTTGGCATGTTTAATCTCCCTGCTTTACATTATATAATGTGTTGTATTACTATGCTAGTATTTATAGTTTTTCTGGAAAAACTAGGGCAATCCATTTACCTTTAAAGGTATTAAATACAATTAACAATGCAAGATAAACCTAGAAAAAAAACACATATTAGACCGCTTTGTAACAAGTGTAAAGTACGACCTGTGGCATTTAACTATCGTAGAAAAGGCAAAGTATACTACAGAAAAAAATGCGATCAGTGTATAAAAGAAGATGCAGGTGTTACTTCTAGAAGAAAACACTCGTGGGAAAAAAGCGGTTATAAAAAAAAGCATATCTGTGAAAAATGCGGCTTTAAAGGCAAACACCCAGTTCAAATGGATGTGTATCATGTTGATGGTAATTTAAAAAATGCCGACTGGAGCAACTTGAAAACTATATGTGCTAATTGTTCTAGAATAAAAAGTGTAGAAGAAGTTGGTTGGACACAGGGTAACTTGTTGCCTGATTAAACTATGTTATTTCTTTGACAATGTCTGCTAATTTAGTGTTTAAATCATCTAGAGTACTGTCATTAGTAACTGTGTAATCAACCCTGACATTAACCCAATCCCATTCACTTTGATGAATTCCCATATCTGATAAAGTGTGTTGACTAAATGTGTCACCGTCAGCGGCCAATTTGGCAGTTTCAAACCAGTGCGGTTCTGGACCTCGTTTTACTCTAATTACTTTGCCACCCAGTGTTTTGATCAAGCCTAATTCATTTTTAAATCTGCAATCACTAATTACTGTAGGCTTTCTACCACGTGACATGTATCTGCTTTCTAAACTATGTAACCAGATATTTTGATTAAAATTGTCTCTAAATATTTCTGTGCCTATTATTTGCAAAGCATATCTGGGAGTAAAATATTTGTTTCCTAGTTTTTTGCTCCACCACTGATCAACTGATTCTCTGTATAATCTGCTTTGGTCTGTATCACCTTCAAGCATGTCTCTAGGCCAGCCAAAAATGTCACTCACAGCATCTTTTAACGGAGCCGCAAATGAATCTTTTTGAAAGTTATGTTGTTCAAAGTATTCTGCTACTGTGTTCTTTCCAGAACCAATAAAACCAACTAGACCTATTATCATAAGTGCTATAATAACTGATTAAAACAAAGATGTCAAAGATTTTTTATCCAATAACCCAAGTTAGTGGATCTTCACCGGTGCCGTATGTGTCAATTTCACGCTCTAGCTTTTCAATGGCTGTTTGTGCTTCTGCTTTTAAATCTGCACCATTTAAGCTCACACTGCCTTGAGCACCAGGTAAACTGGAGTATTTGGATCTTGCTTCACCTAGCATCATTTTACATTGTGCAAGTGCATATTCTCTTATCCAAGGTCTACTGTATCTCTGTGTTATAAGTGTATCAACTGGTTTTTCCATGTATACTTGCAATAACACATTTTCTTCAGCTCTTGGTCTACGCATTAAAAGTAATTTGTTTTTTTCTGTGACATATTTGAAATTAAGATAACCACCAAACAATCTTCTTACTACTTCTTGATATTGAGAAAAAGCGTCCCATGTCAGCAGTCCACCAATTCTACCACCTTGTAAGAAATATAAATTAGTGTATGCCATTTCAAAAGGATCTAGATCAACTCCACTAGTTGAACCTGCAACAGATCTTCTAAATATTTCTCTGACTTCTATTACTTCTTCTGCCAGTGTATATTCGTTAACATCTGCTTGAAGTGTTAAAAAAATATATGCTTCTTCTGTGCTGTTTGAACTGCGTTGTCTAAATCTATCTACTGCTAGATCAATTGCTTGTTCATAGTGTTTGGGATCAAGTTCAACGTCAACCATACCATCACCTAGGATAGTACGTATATCGTCAATAAGTTCTTGTCTTTTAGATTGCTGTTTTGCCATTGTATTACTATTTAGTTGATCAATTTAAATCAATAAATACTACGAAGGACAATCTTATGCCAAGACTTAGTTTATGGAAGCCAAACAAAGGAAACGACTACAAATTTGCTGATCGTGTTATCAGAGAGCATTTTTTTGCGGGTGGCACTGGTGTGTTTTTACACAAATACATAGGACCTCATACACACACAGACTCAACAAGTTCAGATCAACCTAAAAACTCTATTACAAGCACACTTAATGTACAAGATGTGCTGTTTGGTGAAAACAGAGACAGAAAATACGATCCAGATGTTTTTGATTTGCGTGGTGTTTACAACGTTGCAGATCAAGATTTTGATTTAACACAATTTGGATTGTTTCAAACTGCTGACACTATCTATATAACATTTCATATTGGCGACATGATGGAAAGACTTGGTAGAAAAATTATACCAGGTGATGTGTTTGAGTTACCTCATCAAAATGATGAAACTAGACTGGAATCTGCAAGTATTACACTGGCTTCTAAACCTAGTAAAAAGTTTCGTAAAGGTGAAACAATCACAGGTGCAAACAGCAGTGTTAGTGCTACTGTGGTCAGTTATAATCACGAAGCAAAAACTATTAGAATTACACCAATCAGTGGCAACTTTGAACAGAACGAAACTATCACTGGAGATGCCAGCGGTGCAACAGCAACAGTAACAAGTTTTACACCAAAAGAAAATTTAACTATCAATAAATTTTATGTGGTTGAAGATGCCGCAAGAGGATCAGAAGGTTATGATCCAGGATGGTGGCCTCACATATGGAGATGCAAAGCAGTTGCTATGCAAGACACACAAGAATTTAGAGATATTCTTGGCACCGGTGAAGAAGCAGACGATCTTAAAAATATTATTTCAACATATCAATCAGAAATTGATATTAATGAAGCAGTCGTTAACGAAGCAGAAAAAAATGTTCCACGTAAAGGTGTTGAAATGGGTCACTTGTATGTTTCAGAAGCTGACGGACACAAAGTAATTGAAAGATCACAAGATGCTACACCTCCGGGCGGTATTGAAATTGCACACACAGGAAGAAGTTTTCCTTCAACACTGCAAGAAGGCGACTATGTTTTGAGAGTAGATTATTCGCCAAGCAGACTGTTTAGAAAAGAAGGTAACAGATTTATTAAAATCACAGATGATATCAGAGGCTTGTACACTAGAACTTCTAAAGTGTTAGACAGTTTTATCAACAACACAAATTCATCTTCTGTTACAGGAGATTCTAAAGAACAACAATATTTGAGTAAAATTATTAAACCAAAGGCCGACTAATGCAATACTGGTATGATCAACAAATAAGAAGATATATTTTACAGTTTATAAGACTGTTTGATAATTTCTCTGTTAAAACCGGACAGAAAGACAACACAGACAGTAATTCTTATATAAGAGTGCCTGTGAGATATGCAGATATGAGTAGAATGGTTGCACACATATTAAGAAACAGTTCTGAAAATGTTATGAATTCAGCACCTTTTATGAGTGTATATATTACCAACTTGCAGATTGCTCGAGACAGAATGCAAGATCCTAAACTGATTGAAAAATTACAAGTTTCTGAAAGACAGTACGATAATAGTAACAGCCAATATACTGCTGAAATTGGCAACTTATACACCGTAGAAAGACACATGCCGGTTCCTTATAATCTTAATATGGCAGTTGATATTTGGTGTTCAAACACCGAACAAAAAATGCAATTGCTTGAACAAATTCTTACACTGTATAATCCTTCAATTGAAATACAAGCAAATGACAATCCTTTAGACTGGACTAATATCACCAACGTTGAATTAATTGATATTGTATGGAGTTCTAGAGCAATGCCGCAGGGTGTTGATACACAATTAGATGTTGCAACTTTGACTTTCAGTTTACCTATTTGGTTGAGTCCTCCAACCAAAGTCAAAAAACAATCTATTATCAAACAAATTATCACAAGAATTAACAACACAGATTCAATTGATGATTTAGATTACGATCCAAGATTTATAGATTTCTTTGAGAACTTTCCGGGACAAATATCAACACAAATTGTCACACCAGAAAATGCACAGATTAGTGTTATTGGCACAAACGTCAGTTTATTAGGTGCCTACGGTGCTAACGACAATGAAAGTTGGAAAGAGTTTTTGACAATATATGGAGAAATACAAGACGGTATTAGCAAGTTAGTATTAAGACAAAGTGACGATCCAGAAGACAGTTCAAGCGACATTTTTGGTACTATTGCATTACATCCTACTGATCATAACAAATTGGTTTTTACAATTGACAGCGACAGTTTGCCAACCAACACTATCAGTGCTGTTGATAAAATTATAGATCCTGAACAATCGTATCCAGGAAACAATTTACCAACAGTAGCAAACGGACAGCGATATCTTTTAGTCAATCCAATTCCTAGTGATACCAACAGTTTTGGTGCGGGATTTTCTGCCAATGAAAACGATATTATAGAATTTACCGGTGGTGCATGGACTGTGGTTTTTGACAGTAGAAACACAAGTACTACAGAATATGTTACCAATTCAAATACTAGTACACAATACAGATGGACCGGTGCTGAGTGGATTGACAGTTACCAAGGTCAATACAAAAACGGTTTTTGGAAATTAGAACTTGCAAGTTCTTAAAAAACATCATACAATAGCTGAATGTACAAAGCAGTAGGCACTACATTTTTATCAAAAAGCACCGGCAGAATGTTGTTAAATCTACGAAGCAACAAAGTCAGTTATCCGCATACCTGGAGTTTTTGGGGTGGCAAGATTGAAAAAAATGAAGAACCTATTGAAGCACTGAAAAGAGAACTTAAAGAAGAAATGGGGTTTATTCCGCCAATGGAAAAACTTAACCCATTAGACACATACAATTCCAAAGACAAAAATTTTACATACTACACATATGTGATAGTTACTCCAGATGAATTTATTCCAACACTCAATAGAGAAAGTTCTGGATATGCTTGGTTTGATATAGGGCAGTATCCTAAACCTTTACACAATGGTGCTAAAATCACATTAAACAACCAAAAAAATATTAGAAAACTAAAAAAACTATATCAGCAGGCAAACAAGTAAATACTTTTAGTATGAACAATGTTTACCATATTACTCAAATTCGAATGATTCGAGATCTTGAAGAGTTTAGCAAAAAACAAATTATCTCTGGTTTTGTTTTAAAATATCTCAAAGAAAACGGCATTGAAAAAACAAAATTTTATGAATTTTGTTCTGGTATGACAAGAAAACAAACCAGAAGTTTGCATAAAATATTGGTAAATGCTTACTACTATCATACCAAAGACAACAACGAAATTGATTTGCAAATAAGATACGATCTTGAAGATGCATATTTTACAATCACAAATAACTTAATAACCAAAAGCACAGAATACTGCTTTCCTAGTGTGTTAAACAAGTACAGAAGAGATATAAATCCAGTAAGAGCATTGTATTTTGATATACTTGAATTGGAATTTGATTTAGAACATCCTGACAACAATCAACAATTTATTATTTCAAAGTTTTATGATCAAATCTTTTTTAAAAAATTAATGCATGATATAGAAACAGATATCAACAGTTTAGAAAAAATAGAATACAAATTTAACGATGCTAAAAAATCTTATCCGTTTTTTACACTTCCTCTCAGCTTTTATCATACGCAAGAAATAATTAAAGACATGAAAAAATGGATAAAAACTTTTAACGATTTTTATAGAAAAATAAATGGTGAAAATTTAATATATGATTAAATTACACAGGTAATTAATCTTACTAGATTTTCTGAATCATCGTCTTCAATTGCTTTACCAATAACAAACACACAGTTTGTTACACCATCAAATGCTTTACCAACGCCGGGAATATCACTTGAAACAATTAAATCACCTTTTTTAACCGGACCTACAACATTTACTGGTACTCTACCTCTAAGTGCAACAGCAACAGTAGTACCTGTTTGTGTGCTGTTCATCAAGTATGCTGGATCTGTTGAAACTACTCCGGCAATTCTATGATCCATTGCTGTGTTAGATTGTGTAACTTCTTTATCACCACCAAACACCATGACTGTACCTGGTTCATACTCTGCATCACTTTCATATAATTCTGCCAAGTCAGCATACTGTGCCTGTGTTGCTGTTAGTGTTGCAACATTGGCTTGAATATTTGCTAATGCTATGTTTGAAACAACTGTTGTTGTAGAAGTTACTGCATTAGATGTTAAAAACACAAATTGATCTGAGGATTCTTGCCAGATCATACCAGCATGGTTTTCAGTTGATCCACGTTCAATTAGTAAGCCTGCATCTAGTGAATTAGTACTTGAGTCACCAGCATTTCTATTTAGATACAACAAAGGATCATCAACTTCTAACTGTGTAACATCTACAGTTGTGGTATCACCAAGCACAGTTAGATTTCCTGAGATTGTTAAATCTGTAATTTCGCCACCACTTGCAGTTAAATTACCAGATAGGTTAGCATTGGTTCCGGTGAAACTACCAACAATATTAACTGTTCCTGTTCCTGTGATTGATTGTGAGTTTAAATCCAAATTTCCGCCAAGTTGTGGTGATGTATCATCACGAACACTTAATATTCCAGTATCTGTGTCAATGTCTGTTCCTACTACCCAAGTGTTGCCATTGTATTTTAGTATTGAATTTGCTGTTGCACCAGATGTGTCAACATCTGACAATGAATTAATTGATGTGTTTGCTACTGCATTATCAAAGTCTGTTTGACTAAAAGGTGCTTGTGCCTGCCAATCACTGCCTGTCCATACTAGTGCATCACCAGTAGAAGCAAGAGAACTATTGGCACCAACATTAACATCTGTTAATTCAGCTAAAGTATCAGATGATGTTACAGCGTTGTCAACATATGTTTTTGTTGCGGCATCTGTACCAAGTGTAGGCGTAGCAAGATTAATAATTTTTTTGTTGTTTAGATCTAAATTTGATGCCGATGCTGAAATCTGCGGTGATGTGTCTTGTGAAATTTCAGTTAGAATATTGGCTTGGTCAATAATTTCTGTTAGATGTATACAGTTATGACTGGTATCTGTGCCTGTTGAATAGGTTGGATTTGGTGTTAGTGTTCCATTGGCTGTGTTAGCATCGTAGTATACTGAATATGTGTGAGCAGAAGTATCACCGGGTGCATCAAAAGTGCTAAAATGAGTTTGATGGAATGTTTCTGTGGTATTTCCTACAACAACATCTTCACTTAATAAAACTTCTGTGTTGGCACCTTTGTCTCTGTACAATCTAATATAAAATTCTGTGTCTCCGGAAGAAGTCTGCACAGTGTATCTTACCTGTGTTTGAATTTCTATTTTGTTTGCTGAGCTTTGAGGAGTGATTGACACTGACAATCCTGATGCTGATTCATTTTGCAGTGTTGTACCTGATACTGCTGTGGTTGATGTGTTTTGATCTGTTTTAAAATTAGCAACTGCTTGTCCTAAAAATGCAACATCAACTGTTGAACCTGAGTTTGAATAATTGAATCTCAAATAACCGCCATCATTGGCAGGATTATCTACAATA